ACTCTTTAAAGCCTGCAGTGTAACGTGTGCATATAGTATTATAAATATAAATACAAAAATAAAAAAATAAATTAGACGAAATGTTACGTAACATTATTAATATACTACTATTAATGTTATTTATCGGGTGTTTTAGGGTGTTACGTGGGTGTAACGTGAAGGTCAAATGTAACGTTACGTTGGGATATTTTATGTATTGATATAGGCTAATTTTAACTTAAAGTGTACTCAAATGACAAACTCTCACGTTACAGACGTTACAGCTACCTTACAAGAACGATTTGATCACTTTCCAGGATTAACACCTAAACAAGCTAAGTTCGCACAGCTTATTGTATTGTATGAAGGTAGAAAGACAGCAACGCAAATTGCAATTGAATGTGGTTTTTCAGAGAAGACCGCAAGACAACAGGCTAGTAATATGCAAAACCCCAAGAGCTTTCCAAAAGTGGTGGAAGCGATAAATCATTACAGGGTTCAATTTTACAGAAAATATGAGGTAAGCTATGACAAGCATTTGAAAAGAATGTACGAACTATCTGCAAAAGCAGAAGAGGCAGGTAACTGGAACGCTGCAGTTGTTGCAGAAAAAAACAGAGGCCAAGTGGCAGGTCTTTATATTGACAAAAAAGAAATTAAATACGGTACTATTGACAGTATGAGCATGGAGGAAGTCGATGCAAAAATTAACGAATTGGAAAACAGATTATCAGGAGACTCTGCAAAGCCAGTGATAATCGATGGTGACGAACGACAAACATCTCAAGGGTAATTGGGCACATCAACGAGCTATACTGTGGTTATCCGAAAAAGGCTATTATGTTTATAGCAATGTTTTTGGCACAGGTCCTATCGATCTTGTTGCCATTGATGATCTTGGGCATGTTGAATTATTTGATGTGAAGCTAGCAGGATTTAGAAACAACAAAGATACTCTTGGCTCTAAGCAAATGATTAATAGAAAGCTAACAGCAGAACAAAAAGAACTAGGAGTAAAATTATTGTATGTTTTTGATAATGGAGATTGCAGAGTACAGATAGATAGAGCTGCTTGGTTGAAAAAACAAAACGAAGGTAGAGACGAGAAAGGAAGATTTAAAGGAACAGATGAGGAAACCTGAGGGAAGATTCGTTGCAAATTTTAGAAGCAACTGTGATAAAATACACTTCTTAAAAATTGACTCTTGGTCCACGCCAGGATTGCCTGATTTATATGGTTTATACGAGCATGAGCAAACAGGATTGCCTGGCACATTTTGGGCAGAAATGAAGTGTACATCAATTAACAAGATTGGACTGTCTCCACTGCAGGTTGCTATAAATCTTAAGCTGTCTGAGTACAACATACCCAATTATATACTTGTCAGAAGCCTCTCTAAGAGAGCCTTGAAAATTTTTCCAGGACACCTGGTCGAAGAAGCGTCGAAGGTTGGTTTCAAGTCCAAGAGCCATGTTGCATGCTTCGAAGATCCTCTTCCCTGGTCCGAGATACAAAAGTCCTTAATGGTGGACCCCCAAATTATTTTCACGGGTTATGGTAAAAGTTTACCGGGCCCAGCTCCCAGGCAGGTCAAGTAAAAATCCTGAACAAAAATCCCTGAGTCCTGACCCCACGTTAATAGTATACCCTAGTATAGAAGTTCCCCGGCGCGCTCGCGGGTAAATTTCCTGCGAGGTCAATAAAAAAAGGTTGATTTTACTTGACTTTTGATTCCTGAATCACCATATTATAACCAGTAGCTCTTCCAGGGAGCTCCTGAGAAAGGAAGAAGATATGTTAGAAGCTATATTTTTCGGCGTTTATATGCTGTTGTTCGGTGTTTCCAGATGGCAGGCACTGGCTGCTGTAACAGGTTTCCTCCTGTTTGGTCTTTGGTCTGAAGCATGGGACCTTGGATCAAAAATCCTTTAGGTCGGACCCCACGTGGATCCGGCCTTTTAGTATAGAATTTAGGAGCGGGGCTCGCGATCGTTTTTTCTTGTATGTAACAGTTTGTGTGGTGTTAGGAGAATCCAATAAAAAATCCCTAATGCCCGACCCCACGCTTTCCCAGATCTATAGTATAGAAAGTTCCCGCTCGCGGAGCTGACTTACGAATCACCATGACAAGTCCCTTTGAAAAATCCCTAAAGTCCGACCCCACGCCTTTTCGAATCTATAGTATAGAAAATGCCCGCTCGCGATCGCTCGGAAAAAAAAATCAAGAAAAAAAATTTTGGGTGCTTCGCACTTATTGTTTTTAGAAGAAAATAGTTATCCACAGAAAAGATTTTTTTGTTTAATTTTTTATTATTTAAAAGTTGTAATTAGTTAGGATATGTGAATAATGTAATCTGTCTTATATGACAAGAAAGGTAGAAAGCTAATATGCAAAATATCAGCAGAGAAGATAGAGCAAAGATTGACGACTTCGCAAGATTGTCAATTCTTAAATCTATCTTTGTTAAGGAATGGCAGGAAACTAGCCGTAAAGAACTCACTTTTTTAAGTGGGAAGTATATGGGTTTCTTATTGGGTGATGAGTTTCAATTCTCCCATAAGAAAAGACAAGGTGGTCTATCACAATCTAAGATGACTACTTTTATTAAAGACAAGTTTGGTTTTACAGATGACCAAATGAAAGAGATGTTTGGAAGTGAAACAACTATTAATGTATTCACACCAAAGCCTTTAATCTCAAGTGTTCGTCAACAAAAGAAATGCAAAGACTCAATCTTGCGTTCTAATGTTATGAACTTAATTCCTAACTATCAAGATAAGGTGGTGTTGTAATGCCAAACGATAACTTATTGCAACTCTTAAACTTACCAACTCAAAACACCAATACAGAAATGGATAACCAAAACAATGGTAACTCTAATGTTAATTGGCAAAGTGATTTGCTTGGTTGGGTTTATTCTAATACTCTTGAAAGTGTTTTATTAACTTGGCTAACCAATAATCAAATGTCCAAGCAAGACTTGGCTAGGGTTTTGGTTTCAGTCTTGGCTAATAAACCAACTAATCAACAAACTGATGTATCATCTAGGGTTATTGAAAAGCTAAACAGCTTAATTAATAGCCAGTAGTACCAGCATCAGCAATCTGACCACCACCTGTTATTCAGGTGGTGGTTTTTTTATGTCTGGATCCCACAAAATCTAGTATCACTATCCAACGTCAACTACTATATCTAGTAGTCCCAAAATTTTCCAAAACTCAAACTTCGTTTTTTGCCCAACGCCACCCCCCTTGCGTTGCGCGGCTGCGTCTAGAACAGCACAAAGTCAAGTTTTGCACATACACAACCTCTGGAAAATACTTTTGAAAAGGGGACCCGATCTGATATAAAAAGTCAATGGGAATGCAAATCGAGGGCCTGACCCCTTTTGAACAAGAAGAAGCTTTAAAGAAACTCGTACTTAGAAAAAAAATTTTACAATTACAAGGCAAACAAAGAGAAGATTTTCTATTGTTTGTTCGAACAGTTTGGCCAGAGTTTATTGCCGGTAATCATCACAAAATTATTGCAAAAAAATTCGAAGCTATCGCTTCCAAGAAAATCAAGAGACTTATTGTTAATATGCCTCCACGACACACAAAATCTGAATTTGCGTCGTTTCTTTTTCCTGCGTGGATGATGGGACGTGAACCACGGCTCAAGATCATTCAAACATCACACACGGCAGAATTAGCACAACGCTTTGGCCGTAAAGTCAGAAATTTAATCGACACACAAGATTATCAAAATATTTTTCCAGGCATGGAATTATCGGCGGACTCTAAGGCAGCAGGCCGTTGGGAAACAAATGCTGGGGGAGAATACTTCTCTGCCGGTGTCGGTGGAGCAATTACAGGTCGTGGTGCTGATCTATTAATTATCGACGACCCACACTCCGAACAAGATGCTCTAAGTGCAACAGCGTTAGAGAATGCGTGGGAATGGTATTCTTCTGGTCCTCGTCAGCGTTTGCAGCCAGGTGGTTCAATTGTAATTGTTATGACTCGTTGGAATACAAAAGATATCACTGGAGAACTAATCAAGGCTCAAGGACAACCGAAAGCCGACCAGTGGGAGGTAATTGAGTTTCCAGCTATTATGCCATCAGATAAACCTGTGTGGCCTGAGTATTGGGAAAAAGAAGAACTAGAATCTGTCAAAGCATCTATCTCTATTGCAAAATGGAATGCACAGTGGCAACAAAATCCTACAGCAGAAGAAGGAGCTATCATCAAACGTGAGTGGTGGCAAACGTGGGAGAAGTCACAGATGCCTGGTTTGATGCACGTGATACAATCTTATGATACTGCGTTTAGTAAAAAAGAAACCGCCGACTACTCCGCTATCACTACATGGGGTATTTTCATGCCTGACGAAAGAACACCTAATATAATTTTGCTTGATATGAAAAAAGGCAGGTGGGACTTCCCTGAGATGAAAGAGATTGCATATGACAGCTACAAGTATTGGGAACCGGAGTCCGTGGTCATCGAAGCAAAAGCCACAGGTATGCCGTT